TGGTATTACTAAAGCTCTACCACGGTATGGTAGTTTACAAAAATTTAAATTATCTGAGTAAAAACTTTCAGTTCTAGATAAACTACTACTTGATGTATAATCACAATGTGAACTACTATCACTACTATTATTACTAGAGTTATTATCAGAATTATTACCAGAACTACTATCACTACTATTATTACAAGATGAATTTTGGTGAGAATTATTAGTAGAGTTATTACCAGAATTACTATCAGTATTATCACAAGATGAGTCTAATTCATCTTCAATATCTTTATACTTTTCATCTAGCAAACTGATAAGCTCATCATATGCTTCTTTTTTTCCTTTTTCTTTAATAAACTCTATAATACCTTGATATTTATCATATTCTATTGTTTTTGTATTATATAAATACAAATACCAAGCCATATTTATATTGAGTATAGCTTGAGCATATATAAGATTCTTTGGTTTATTAAGTTTTATACCAACAGAACCTGATAGAGTATAGCCATTTTGAGAACCTTGACAAGATGCTAATTGAGTAGAATATTTCAATACTAAATTTTCTAATTCATATATTTTTTTTCTAAGAGTTTCAACCTGCATTTGAAGTTGTAAATCATAAAAGTACATAGTACGACTTCTTAATAAAACATCAAGTATTCCTCTGTATAAATTTAATTTATACTTAGGTTTATTTTCTATACTATTTAATTCTGAATCAATTAAAGTTATTAATCTAACAAATTCACTATATGGTGGTAATTTATAAGGTCCTACTTGTAAATAAGGTTGAATAAAGTCATTAGATATTAATTTTATTTCTATTTCTGGTATACTAGGAATACTTGTCACTTGTTCAGTTACTTCATTAAAAATGGTATTTGTTTGATTAAAAACAATATCTGGAATATCAATATCTATATTAAGTGGTAATTCTACTGGTTTTAAAGGTATTACCTGAAGATTATTTGTATTCAATAAATTATTAGTTATCTCTACTGCAGCATAATTTATTATATCTTGTGCAAATTTATTAATGTCACTACTTTTATCTATAATATTTTTTGATATATGCCCTACTGAATTACTAGTACAACTATTTCTTTGACCTAAAATATTTCGTGTTCTAATACATTTAGGCATTATATTATTAAGTTATAATAATATAATTTTTCTCAATATTATTTATATGAATTTTTGTTTTTTAGAAGAAGAAATAGAACATAAACGTTTTTTACTTGCAAATCTAATTAGTTTAAATTTCATTTATGATAAATATAATATACTTATAGCGTGTTCTAATGAAACTAAAGAATATATTTTAAATTTTCCAATTAATTATCGAGGAAATATTAAATGGTTAATATTAGAAAAATTAGATGATAATAATATTAGATATGCTAAAAATTTATTATTAACATTAAGTGAAGGTATAAAATTATTTAATGAAGTTATTTATATTGATTGTAGAATTAATTTAATTAATAAAATAGAAATAAGTGATGATGTTATAAAACAGGGAATCGGTTTTGTCTCTCGTTCAGTAGGTTATATGTCTATGAATATAGAACAAAAATATATAAAGAATATATTATATTTAAATAATGCTTTATTTTTAGAAAAAATAGAGAATCTATATTCAGAAAATATTTCTGAATGGAAAGATTATGATACTTCTAAATATTCTCTTAATGAATTAAGAGAAATAAATAAATGCTTTGTTGAATATGATATTAAAATTTTATATAACTTTGTAAATAAATTTGATATTAATTACTTTTTACCACATAATATTTTAGTTTCTACTGAAGATTTTTTTGCAATAAGTGATAAATTAAAACTTAAAGATATAAATAGTAACTGGCAAATTCAAAAGAAATTTGTTAAAGAAAGATCAAATTATCTTGATATAAGAAAATATGAAGATCTAGATATTTCACAAAACAATATTGATATTTCGCAAAACAGTATTGATATTTCACAAAACAATATTGATATTTCACAAAATATTGTTGATATTTCACAAAATACAGTTGACATTTCGCAAAATATTGTTGATATTTCACAAAATACAGTTGACATTTCGCAAAATATTATTGATGAAGAAGATTGTAAACTTGTAAATATATGTGCATTAAATATTAGGTCTACACAATTAGAGAGTAAAATTATAGCAGTTAATAAAGAAATGTATAGTAGAATGGCTTCATATAATATAATTTATATGCTTTTAATAAACTTAAAATATGCAAAAAGAATGATTGAATTTATTTTACCAAAAAGAGATGGTATAGCAATTTGGGATAGAAATAATGATCCACCAGGATTATATCAATTAATTGATATGATTACAAAAGATAGTAATTATTTTGGAAAATTAGAAGCATATGTAGATTATTTTTCATTTAATAATTTTATTTTAACTGATAAACCATCAAAATACTGGTTAAATAATAATGTTCGCAAATATTCTGGATTTTTCTTATGTAATCATGATGATACTTTAGATGTTGAATTAAGTAAAATAGATAAACCATTATTATTTGGTTTTTATTATAGTGATTATCCAGAATTGTTAGAAAAGATAGCAGAAACTAATTTAGAAAAAAGTAAATTTTGTATAGAAATTCTAAATAATAAAATTATAGAATATGAATTATCTAAAAAGAAAACAAGCTTAATACAAAAAAATGTAATTGATTACAGTGATTTTAATGAAAAATTTAAAATTATATCAGAATCTAAATTTGTACTTTTTGATAAAATAGATGTAAATTTATTTGCAAATTGTTTTGGATTAAGATGTATTCCTGTAATTAAAAATTATATTATTAATAATTTTATTAATAAAAATATTTATTTATTAAAAAATAATGAAAATTTTATAATAGAATCAAATGATTGGAATAATTATGAATATATATATAATAAAATAAGTGCAATCAATTACAAATTATATAGAGAGAATATAAAACATGATAATATAATTAAAAATTTATTATCATCACTATTTGATATATCAATTAAACAATTTAATTCATAATATATAATATTAATTACGATATACCAAATTTTTATAAGAAGAATTTATAGTTTCAATTTCTAAATTAATAATAATATCATTATTATTTAAATTTAAAACAATACCATTTTCATCAAGTAAACGAATTTTTAATCGAGATATTCTAACAGGTCCAAAATATTTTCTACTTTTAAATACTCTATCTGATGAATCTTCAAATATTATATTAAAAAAATCACCAGTATTTGGTATTCTTGCTAATACATTAAATACACTATAATTAAATGTTTCTTTAACATTATGTTTTACTTCTATATTTGATCTAAATACTTCACTTTGGTTTTTATTAAAATCATCTACCTCTAACATAAAATATTGGGTTCCAATTAAATTTACAATTGCTTCAGGATTAAATCCTATATTTAATATATTTGTTTTTATAAATTGATAAAATGGTTTATAACCGTCAGTACAAGGTGATTTATATTTATAATCAAAAAAATCATCATCACAAGGAGTAGGGTTTGGCTTCGGTTGCTCAAAAAAATAATAAATTAATTCTCTATATCCCAATAGCCAGCCGAAATTTAAAAAGGGTGCTCTATTTGAAAAGGGTTTATCTCTAAAATCTAAATTAAATCCCCAACTATAACTAATATCTGGGAAATTACCAGAAAAATCATTTAATTGAAATCCTATTTTACCCTTAATTTCATCATATTCCGTTTTAACAAGTCTATAAAATTTGATACCACTAGGGTCACTTTCATTATTTAGAAAACAAATATTATTTATAGTGTCAACCATTGAATATACATTATAATTACCATCTGGAATAGTAAATTTCTGTGTAAAAATACTATTTATAGAAATATCATTAGTTTTGATGTTATATTGAAAAAATTGTATGGAAAATACATTAGTTCTTAAATATTCTGATATTGCATAGTAACTATTCAATATTTCCATAGAAGCTAATTTAATAGAAGTAACATTATTGATTGGTTCATTTAATTCTACAATAAAATCAGTAGAACTTTTACTATAGTTATCTCTAAATTTACTATTTATTGATAATATACTTTTTATACTTTCTCTCTCAATAGGATTTACTATACCTTCTGAATAATTGTTATTATTTGTATTTATTGTATAATTTGGAGGAATAGGTTGTCTTATTCCTCCATTTATTAATTTTCTATTTGTAATTTTTTCATTTTCATCTAGTAAACTATTATTAAGAAATGAATCATTATTTTTGTAGGTTTTATCTGAGATTTCATGTTGTTTATTATATTTTATATTATTTTCTACTATTTTTTTACTATTTAAAATTTTGAAAGCTGCATTTGTATAAAATTCTATTAACTTATCTTTATCATCTGGTAAATTATCAGCTTCATTATTAATTAATGTAATTGATTTAGATAAATTTTCTTGCAATGTATCTATATTACTATCTTTTTCTTCAATATTAAATAAATTAAGTAATTCATCAATGTTATAGTTATCTATATTTAAATCCATAATACTAACTATTTAGAAATAATAATTTATTTAATTACATATATTTTCTAGTTTTCTTTCCATTTAATTTAAAATCTGAAAATTGTAATTATTTTCGACAACAGCCAAAAGGTCATCTAAAAAATCCACAATGAGCACCAAACTTTCTTGTTGTTTCTTCAGGGCATCCTTTATCTTTCATTTTTATAAAATCTAATAACCCTTCTGCTTTTCTACTTTTTTATCTTTTCTCATTTTTTCTCTTTTTTCTAGTTGGCATATATAATATAAAATTATATTTTTTTATAAGAAATATAATTTTAGGCTAGCACATAGCTAGATAAAGAACAAAACAAGAATAATAGTTTAGTTAGAGTAGGCGAGACCACCCATACCAGACATAATTCTGAGGACATTGTAGTTGGTGGCATAGACGCGGACCTTGGCAGTGTTGGTACCGCCAACGGTAGCATTGGAAAGAACAAGCTGGAGGGTGGCATTGTCAATGCGTGAGAAATTGCAGGTGCCTGATGGCTGGTGCTCCTCGGGCCGGAGGGCGAAGGAGTATACATTGATACCAGTGTCAGGTGAGCGGGTGTGGTGCTGGTATGGCTGAACAAGGTCGAAGTATGTGCCCTCGCGCTCTGAGAAGCGGTCCTGGCCGTTAAGCTGAAGTTTGGCTGTAACGACTGGATTCTCGCCCCAGCAGTGCATGTCAAGTGATGTCTCAGTGAGAACGAATGTGCCAGCATCAGAGACAGCAGACTGGAAGTCAACACTTCCACCGTTAGCACGAGCAGAAGCTGGACCGCCACCAGCAGGGAGACCAGAGTGATTGAAGTTGGGTGCAGAGTACTCCCAGCCAGGGAAGGTAACTGCATCAGTAGCACCTGCCTGATCGAAGATACCAGCAGTGGTGATGAAAGCATTAGCACCCTCAACAGAGCCAGGGCCAGCGAAAGCGTGGACGCCATTTGGAAGGACATCAATGGCATCAGTGTAATTGAAAGGCTGAGCACCAAGAACTGAGAAAAGTGTGGTACCGCAAATGAGGGAAGCACAGTAGTCAACATTAGCATCAGGCTGGACAACCCAGATAAGCTCTTTGCAGGGGTGATTGAAGTTGAGTTTAATCTTGTTAGATGATGAACCAACAGACTCATCACCAGTGAACTGAAGCTGCTCAATGAGGTACTCGTGGGGATTCTGAGCCATGCGACGACGCTCGTCAGTGTCAAGGAAGACGTAGTCAACATAGAGTGATGCAGCAACAAGTGACTGCTGATAGGCAGTTGCAACTTTGGTTGGTGTTGCAGCACTTGTGCAGTTATTGGCTAATGATGATACAGCCCAGAGGCACTCATCAATAGGACGAAGATCGAGATTAATCTTGATCTCGTGATACTGAAGAGCAATTAAAGGAAGAGCAAGACCAGGGTTACGGCAGTACCAGAACTGGAATGGAACATAGAGAGTGGTCTCGGGAAGTGCGTTACGGGGAGCACATACCTGTGTTGGGGCAGTGGTGGCACAGGGACCATCAACTGCTGCGAATGATGGATCAGTGATGAAAGTAAGCTGGGTTGTATTACCAACCATTTTGTAGTAACCACGCTGCTGTTCAGCAGTGAGGGTGAGCTGATTCCAGATGTGCATCCAATCACCGTACTGGCGATCAATACGCTGACCACCAATTTCAACCTCAACCATAGAAACCATTTGCTCACCGGGGAAATCTAACCAGCGAGCAAATACACCGTATTCGAGACCTTTGTTGTTTGCACCAGCAGTGGTGCTGCCTCGCACATTGTCAGCCTGAATAACACCAGCAGGAAGCATCTGCTGATTAATTTCAGGAAGTGTAACCTGTAAGTATGTGCGGTATGCAAGATCACCATTACGGCTGATAGTGCAAGTTACACGGCGACCGAAATCAGCCTGTCCGTTGAATGTCTGTTCAATTGATTCCATAGCAAAGTTTGTGTAGCGACGATAGGTAACCTTCCAGAAAGTGATCTGTGGATTACCTGTAAGGTAAACATCTTGAGCACCATAGGCTACGAGCTGCATTAAGCCTCCTCCCATATTTATAATATTGCTAAAGAAAAAAAAATTATAAATTTAAATTTATTAAATTTATAAATTTTTTGGTTAAAATTATTTGTTAAAATTTATATCTTTTACATTTATATTTGCATTTAAAAAATTTTCTAAATAACTATCTAAGTATACTTCTCTTTTATTTTCATGATTTTTTGAAAATATATATTTCTCTCCTATTTTTTTAATTGTCCATCCAGATTCTAATGCATTATTTACAAAAACAATTTTTTGTAGTGTATGATTGTCTAATTTAATATCAGTTGGAATTTTTAATTTTATATTCATTATAATTTGAAAGATATTATTATAAACAATCTTTCACATTTTATCCTAAATATAATATTTATATTAATAAATAATTAAATAAATAATAAATTAATTATATAATGACTGGGTTTAAACCTAAAAATATAAAAAAAATTGGAACAGATAAAAAAATAGAATCATTGGATCATAAACACGAAGAATTTATAGAAGAATTTAATGATATTGATTCTAATATTTTACCTAATTTTTTAAAAGAGAGAAAAGAAAAATTAGAAAAATATAATAATTTACTAACTTCTTTTGATGAAAAATTAGAAATTAAAGATCAAATAAAAGACATTGATAAAAAGATTAAAGATTTTAAAAATAAAAAGAAAGAATATTATCTAAAAAATTCTAGTTATATATTTAACTATTTTGAAGAAAAGAAAAATATTTCTAAAGGTGCTTCTAACACTCGAATTTTAGATAATTTTTTTAATAAAGTTGATACTGATAATAATAATACTAGTAAAACTAATATTAATATTCAAAATTATTTTAAAAATATTGATCCATTACATTTAGATATTAATAATTTTATTCACGATACTGATATATGCAGAAGTTGCAATATTGGTGAACTTATACCTATTGATCATGAAGGTATTTTAGTCTGTAATAATTGCAGTAAAAATGTTAAATTTTTAATTGAAAATGATAAACCTACATATAAAGAGCCTCCTAAAGAAGTTTGCTTTTATGCATACAAGCGTATTAATCATTTTAGAGAAATATTAGCACAATTTCAAGCCAAAGAAACTACTCTTATTCCTGATGAAATTATTGAAAATATTCGTCAGCAAATTAAAAAAGAGAGATTAGATATTAAAACAATGTCTAATAAAAGAACAAAAGAAGTTCTTAAAAAACTAAAATATAATAAATACTATGAACATATTCCATTTATTAAAGATAAATTAGGTGTAAAACCTCCAATTATGACTCCTGAATTAGAAGAAACCTTATGTAACCTATTCATTGATATTCAAGCTCCTTATGCTAAATATTGCCCCGAAGATCGTGTTAACTTTTTAAATTATTATTATACTATTTACAAATTATGTGAACTTTTAAATCAGAAAGAGTTTCTTTCATACTTTCCAATGTTAAAAGATAGAGAGAAAAGAATAGAACAAGATGAAATTTGGAAAAAAATATGCCAAGAATTAAATTGGAAATTTATACCTACAATATAAGGGTAAGGGGATAGCCAATAAATGGTATAATAAAACTTACTAGAAAGAGACTATTTAAATTATTTAGAAAATATATTTTATTAATATATAATGAATAATAAGAAAACTAAAACTGTGGCTTCTAGTAACAATCTTACAGAAGAATACTTAAAAAATGTTTCTGAAAACATTTTAGAAACACTAAATTATGGAGTTGATATTTTTGAAGAAAATGAAGCATCGCCCAATCAAGACATTAACCAGCACACCGCACTGACAGACAATGAAGACAAACACGTAAATAATTTTACTAATAGACAGGTTGGTGGCGTTATTTATGATACTAAAAGATATAGTTCTCCCGATGAGGCTTTAGCAAGTTTTATTAATATGTGTTTAAATGGTGGGGGAATTAGATATTTGCCCGTTCGTTCTATTGCTGCTAGAGGTGTTATTCTTACTTTACCACCAGATGCTCGAAGCCCATATACAAGTTATTCAGCAAGAACAATGGTTGATCCTCAAATTGGAAATGTTAGATCTATATTTATAAAATTTATGCTTCTATCTAGTTATGCAGAGATGGGTGGCCATACTGGCTATACAGCCGATGGTACTGAAGTTGTAACGTCCCAAACAGTTGGACGAGAATGTCGTAGTCAACAATATGTTGCAACAAGTACTGCTAATAATGATGAGAGTGCTGGAAAATATGAAATGGCATCTCCATATATAGTATATACTGCTGGTAAAGACCAAGCCACAAATTCCGCCGACCCTGTCCGTCGAGTTGGCATTGATGTAGTGACGCCTTTCACTGGAAATCGTCCCGACGGCACAATCCACCATCGCCAAACAGCAGAAATAGCATTACTTAATATATTGGCGGGGCAAGACACGGCGCGAGGCCGCCAGATAAGAAATGATGATTGGCAGCCTGGACAACAACACCGGTCGTGGGGGTTATTTTGTCACCTTTTGCAGACCGGATCACAATCACTAGACACGCCAGGATTGCCGATCACTGTCGGGGAGGGCCCGGGTGGTATACCTATAACGCGTCCAGCAAAATTACGGGTAGGAGCGATTGCTATGACTATGGCAGTGGATCCACAACACCAACTTATTGATAATCCCGATCAACCTTATCAAATAATTCCAGTTCTATATGAACTTCTACGGTGTATGGTAATTAGTGGAACAGTTCATGAAGACTGTCACATGGGAAATGCTTTTGTTTCTCAAATTCCAGAAGATCGCGTTCGTGGTAGAAGAGTACTTCGGCGTAATGAAGTTCAGTCTTCAAATTATAAAGCTTTTATTATTGATTGGGGTAGACATAGAATGATTGTAGGTGCTCCACTACAAGCTCAGTTAAAACAATTATGGGATAGCGCTTGTCAAATTGGTGTGAGCACACCAGTTTCTGAAGCTAATATGCGTGGGATTTTGGAACGCTTGTGGACAACATATATTACACCGCACCATAATACATTTAATACATTTCGGATGGGTGCTCCAGGAGTAACACGAGCAAATTTTGAACCTTTGGTTGCTGATTTAGCACGATATCATAGATTATGTGGTCAAGCTTGTGAAGCAAATAAAGAGTATGCACAGAATAACGTATGGGGTTTAAGAGGTATAAGAATTCCTTCACTTAGCAATTATACCGAGTTTTTTAGAACTAGATTACTACGAGAAGGTGACCAAGGTGCATTTCATCGTTTACAGCTTGCTAGTGGTCAAGATCCAATGCAAGTCGAGTTTGCTGGAGGAAGCTATATAAATAAAAAAAGACTACCAAAATCTAGAAAAACAAGAAAATCTAAAAAATCTAGAAAGTCTAGAAAGTCTAGAAAGTCTAGAAAACTTAGAACGAGATAATATAAATAATAATATAAACAACATATTATTTATATTATAATGATGTCCTATATTGGCTGATATCTTACAATGTAAATTTATTAGTATTTTCTGGTTTTTTTCGATGACCACCTCTTTTTCTATTTACCATTTATATATTTAGTTTATATAGTAAGTTTCATTCTTCTTCTCTCCTTAAAAGTTTTTTTATTTGTGCGTTCTCCTAAAAATTTAAAATAACGATTTGCTAATCTATATCTTTGGTTTATATTTTTTGCTTTTTTATATTTTTTAGTTTTGTGGCGTTTAATAGCTTCTAATCTAACTTTCATTATCATTCCTACTTGCCAAATTCTTTTATGTGGATATCGTTTTGTTTTATATAATTTTTCTAAATTTTTTATTGTATTTTTAACATCATCTATAGTAGTGTATTTTATATTGATAGTATCTTTTGGATTTTTATCAATATAAACATCGAATGACTTTTTTGGATTATCAGGATTATATAAAAATCTTTTTTTAATTTTTCTAGTTTTCTTCATATATATTATCTCTTTTTTGTTTTTCTGTATTTGTGTTTTTTTACTTTTGTAAATTTTTTAAGTACCACCTTTATATCTGTTATCTAAATATTCATATGCCGCATTTTGTAATTTAAATAGATCTGTACGTTGTTTTACAGCAGCAGCATCAGACATATTAATAAGCTTATCAGGATGATTTTGGAGTGCCACTTTTCTATATTGTTTCTTAATAACATCTTTAGTAAGAGTGGGGGGGTGCGTCGCCGTCTGGCCATATTAGTTTTCTAGTCAGTGGTTCATTATCGACTTTCTTGATTTGTGATATGGGGGTCGATTGTCGCTGCTGTTGATGTTGTTGTTTGTGTTGATGTTGTCGCTGCTGTTGATGTTGGCGCTGCTGTTGATGTTGTCGCTGCTGTTGATATTGTTGCTGCTGTTGATGTTGTCGCTGCTGTTGATATTGTTGCTGGTGTCGATGCTGATATGATTGCTGATGTGGTTGATGATGTCTCTGTGACATAGAAGGTATGTCACCAAAAAAACTTGATGATGGTCTGCGAATACCGCGCGCCTGATCGAGCGCGTCCGCGGCTCTCTTTGCCTTAGCCTCCATTCTAGCTTTAAGTTCTTGATCACCTGGATACCAGTAATTAGCTGCGTGTACTTGTTCCATTGCCTGTGCGTGGTGTCTCTCTGCAGGAGTGTCTAACATACTCTGTAAATGGGGGAGCTCCAGGAGGCAAAGGCAATCGCTGTGTACTAAATGAACTACTATAATTTGAATTTCTAGATGGGAACATATATATTATATAGATATAATATTATATAAAAATCGATTTTAGGCTTTCTATATTTAGGTTTTTATTTTTTACTTTTGTAAATATATATATGTCATTACCAAAAGATAAAAAATTATATAATAAAACAAAACAATATATTTATAAAAAATATCCAAAACATAGTGCTTATAGAAGTGGACTATTAGTACAAGAATATAAAAAAAGATTTTCAAAAAAGTATGGAAAAAATAAAGATCCATATAAAGGTAAAAAGAGTGTAAAAAAAGGTTTAGGAAGATGGTTTAGAGAGAAATGGGTAAATCAACGCGGAGAGATTGGATATCGTTATAAAAGTGATGTTTATAGACCTAGTAAACGTATAACAAAAAAAACTCCTAAAACATATAAAGAATTGTCAAAACAACAGATAAAAAAAGCCAGATCAAAAAAATATAGAATAGGTAGAGTTAATCGTTTTTAGTTATTATTATGCGATTAAACTAATTATATTATATAATTAGTTATGATATGACAGAACAAATTAAAGATATAAAAAGTAAAAGAATTTTAAAGTTTAGAGAATTTTTTAATAAAATATTAAATTATCTTACTGAAAATAATATTGTGAAAGGCAATATTATTTTATCTACTCATTTAATTCTTTTATCAATCTATTATTTATTAGTGTTTTTTCTTCCAATAAATAGATTAAATATAATATTATTATCTTGTTTAGTAATTATACATAATTTTGTTAATATATATTTTGGAGAATGGTATAAATGTATATTAGTTAAATTAGAGAGATATTTTTATGATGATTTGACTTGGTATGGACCTAATACACCATTTTTTAAAATATTAGGTATAAATAATAAAGAAAATAATAAATATATGCAATTAATTAATTTATTTGGATGGACTTTATTATTTACTTATTACTTTTATAGAATATATAAAAAATTTTTTAGTAAAAAAAATATAAATAATGAAAAGTTAGATAAAAGTTCTAATTAATAGTATATTATTATTGATTATTAAATCCATATTTACTACGACATATAAATCTTGCCATATGTCTACATTGGCACTTACAATTATATTTACTTTTATCATCACCTTTAAAATTGGTTTCTATATATTTTTCTAAAATTTTGGGCTTATTAACTTGATGGCGTTCGCAACATTTACAATTATTTAATTGTAAAATCATATAATTTTTTTCAATATCAGGTTTGTCTGTTATTTGTGACCAATCATTAGAAACATTACTAATTATTTTGTCAATTTCTTCTATCATACTTTCATTTTGATTTTATAATAATATTTTTTTTTCAATTTTATATCATTATAAAATATGTACTTTTGGATTTGTAATGACATAATATTTAATAAATATTATTTATTACCAACTGATGATAACATAAACCAGAAACTTATCATATTGTAAAAAAAATAGATTGTTTTACTTTTATATATAATACTCTTTGTGAAAATTGTCTAGACATATATTTAAAAAATTATCTTGTAAATTTTAAAAAACTTTGTGATAGAGAATATGGTATAAAAAAAATTGATAGAGAGAGAAATTTATAGTTAATGCTATAATAACAAAAAACAACTAGATGATACATATCAAAGGTAATAAATGTCCAATTTGCTTAGATGAAAATTTAGAATGGAATTTAAATATATCTAAAAGTCAAATGCACATGTTTAAGTGTGGACATGGTACATGTAAAAAATGTTTATATAAGCTATTAGAAAAAGGTGCTTTTCAATGTCCTATGTGTAGAGAAGATGGACAACGGCATTATATAAATATTGATGGGGATAGAGAATGGATTACATTTTCAGAATGGTATAATGAATATGAGATATTTATTAAGAATGGATGTGCAAAAAATGTAATAAAAAATAGTAATTTTGGAAAACAACTATTACGATTAAGACGCGAATCTAAACAATCTAATAAATAATAAATTTTATTTATATATTTATTATTTTTTACTGCTGATAATTGTGAAATTTGTGTAAAGTTATTTCCAAACTGGTTAAACAATTAAATAAATAGATTGTTGATTCTCAACTGAAATTTTTGGTATTAAATTATAAAATTGTTGTATAAAGTAAGTAATGTATATTTGAGTTAATAAAAATAATGATAATAATATAGTATTATCTATAGAAAATGACAGTATAATATCAGTATTATTTAAATATATACATCTAATATTATAAGCTGCTAATATATAAAATATTATGTATACTATTTTGTAAATAGTTAGGAGATATTGATATATTAAATAATAAATTAAACCACATTTATTATACGTAAATGTTGAATAATAACCAGTAATAGATATTATAGATATAAATATACTAAAAAATGAAGTATAGTATGTTGTAAAAGAAATAAATATATTTATTACAAAATCTAATAGACAGAAAAATCTTACAATTATTGCTTTACGTTGTAATCTCACAGCATTATGTATTACATTTGTAGGAATATATATAATATTACCATCACATTCGACTTGTGTATTATTAGAATTATTTAAAGGGGTATTAATATAAGGATTATTTTTATTAATTGATATTGGTTTACAATATTGAATTTCACCATCAGGAGATTCAATTACACTATGTAATTGTGGTGTAGACTCTAAATTATTAGTCATTAATATAAATTCCTAAATAAATATTACAAATCATATATTCTAATATTTAAGATTATATGATTAAAATATCTAGAGTCCGTGTGGGAAGCTTACAAGATTAGCACCAATACCAAATCCTGCACCAGAGCGTGCACTTACAGCAAGAGAAGGTAAGTATGTGTCTAAGATTGAGAATGTTGCAGCAGCAACAAGGGCAATGAGAAGAGTCTCATCAAGTCTTAAGCGTTTTGAAGGAATAACATATGCAGCTAAAGCAACGATAAGGCCCTCAACGAAGTATTTGAGTGCTCTTTTAACTAATTCGCCAAGGTCTAAGAATCCACCAAGTGACATATTATAATAAATAATAAGAAAAAAATAATATACATAAATAAAAACTTAAAATTAATATTTACTATTAATATATAATTATGACAGATATGTCTAAAGAATGTACATTCACAAGAAAAAATGATCCTAAATATGTTGATCTATTAGATGAAGATCAGCCAATTGCTGGTCAAAAGTTTGTCTGTTTATCATTTATATCACCTGAAAAAGTATTAAAAGATAAAAATTTATTCTTTTTTGAGCAATTTATAAAACAATATGATATGTACAAGTCATTAGAAAAGTTTACACAATTTTTAAATTTTATCGCTTATAAATATAAGGTTCCTTTTGATAAATTACAATCAGATCTTGAAGATTTTGCTAAAAGTGAAAGTGGAAACCTTTTTAATATTTCACTAGATGCTGAATACAAAACATATATTGATAATAATGAAGAGAAATTAGAGGAGAAATTTAATAAAGATAATAAATTTCAAACATCTACTAGAGGTCTTAAAGTTCGTGGATGTTTTCCATCTGAACAAGAAGCCGAAATGAGATGTAAAATTTTAAGAGAAATGGATCCTAACCATGATATTATGGTTGGTCCAGTAGGAATGTGGGTTCCTTGGCATCCAGAGGCATATAAAACTGGAAGAGTCGAATATCTTGAAGAGGAGCTAAATGAATTAATGAATGAAAAACAGAAAAATGAAAAATCTGCTAAACAAGAGTTTGATAAACGAATTAAAGAGGCAAGAAAACAAGCAATGGAAGATAATATTCAAAAGGCTAAAGAATCAGGTAATGTATTAACTCAAACCTTAAATAAAGATGGTGAATTAGTAAATGTTAAAGATGTTGTTTCAAGTGAAAATAGTTTACTTAAACAAGGTGAGATGTCTACTAAAGAAGAGATTAGAGATGTATTATTTAATACAGAAAATGTTGTAACTGGACAAACAGATCATGGCTATAGTGAATTAGCTGATGTTAAAGAGGCAAAAAAGCTTGAAGAAAAAACAGAGTAAGTTACTCTAAATGACTAAATTTAATTAATTAGTAACTAAATTTAATCTAAATCAGCACCAGCAGAATTGCTAGATAAAATTGGCTGGAAACTATATGTTGGCATTACAGGAACATTTGTATGTAAAGGTCGCATATTATTTACAATTTCTTCTTCTAATGTTGAAACTTCAGTATCCGGTGGTGGTATATTATTTGTCTGGATAATCTTATTATATTGATCTAAATGCATTGATGGGGAAGTAGAAGATGCAACTGGTTCAGAAAAAACATATCCAATTAGTATTAATCCAAATAGTAGAGGTATTAGGTTGTTTAACATTATATAATAAATATCTATATTTTATTATATAATTAAAATTGAAATATTATATATAGAGATAATACTAATAAATATAATGCATAAAACCTATCTAGGTCAGAAAGGTTATTCTATATATAAAAATACATTATCAATAAAAGAGAGTGTGTATATTAGAGAAGAATTAATGGTAAAACCATACCTTCCTAAATGTCCTGTACAACCCGACCCCTTTCCTATATATCGAGAATCTAATAATAAATTTTATGTACCTAGAATGTTTGGTATAGCTAATTTTGGTATTCCTAATGAAATGCGTATTAGTGAAGGTGACCCTATAGATATTAAATTTAATGGAAAATTACTAGATACACCTGAACGTAATCAAGTAAGTGTAGTTAATAAATTTATGGATCATATTAATAATGGTAATTGTGGTGGATTATTAGATTTATATACTGGTTTTGGCAAAACTGTTGTTGGATTATATATTATCTATTTACTTAAAGTAAAAACTATTATTATTGTTCATAAAGGATTTTTAGTAGATCAGTGGACTGAACGTATACAAGAATATCTACCAGATGCTCGTATTGGTAAAATACAGGGGCAAATTATTGATATTGAAGACAAAGATATAGTAATTGGTATGTTACAGTCTCTTTCAATGAAAGAATATCCTGATGATCAATTTTCTAGTTTTGGTTTAACACTTGTTGATGAAGTTCATCATATGTCAGCTGAAGTATTTGTACGAGCATTACAATGTGTTGTAACAAAATATACACTTGGACTAAGTGCTACTATGAATCGCAAAGATGGATTATCTAAAGTTTTTAAATTATTTTTAGGAGATGTAATTCATAAAGAAAAACGTGATAATAACAATAATGTAATTGTTAAAGCAATCGAATTTAATACAACAGATGAAGAATTTAATGAAATAGAATATGATTATAGAGGTAATCCAAAATTTAGTACAATGATTACTAAATTATGTAAATTTAATATTAGAAGTGAATATATATTAAATATTATTCAAAATGAATTAAAAATTAATAATAAACAACAAATTATTGTTTTAGCACATAATAAATCACTACTAACTTATTTATATAAAGCGATTGATCATCGTAAATTTGCTCAAGTTGGGTATTATCTTGGGGGTATGAAACAGACTGATTTAAAACTTAGTGAAAGTAAACAGATATTAATTGCAACATATGCTATGGCATCCGAAGGTTTAGATATTAAAACATTAACTACATTAATACTTGCTACACCTAAGACAGATATTGAACAATCAGTTGGTCGTATATTACGGGTTAAAGATAATAATCCTTTAATTATTGATATAGTAGATACACATGATATATTCAAGAAACAATGGTTAAAACGTAGAACATTTTACCATAAAAATGGCTATACTATTAAATTTACTAACAATTATAATAATAATTGTTGGACAGAATTGAAAAAAAAATCAAGTAAAGAGATTGAAAAAGAAAGTAGTAATATTCCTCTTAATAAATGTTTAATTTCAATAAGCAAATTAAATATTAATTAGAATTTTTATTAATAAAATCTTTTGCCTCTTCTATATCTTTTACTATCATTGTTGGTCTCATTGGATCATAAGCTTTAAAAAATAGATTTATTACTTGTCTAACAATAGAATTCTCTATTATAATTGAACTAGCAATTATATATCTTTTTGTTTTCTCTCTATTATCAATAAATAATTGCTTCCATTCAGCTAAATATGTTGGATTTACATAAACCAGTTCTTCTAAATTAAATACTAATCCTGCTCTTAGATTATTATTTTCTAAATAATAATACCAATCTAAAATATTTTGTTTTGCACTATTCCATTCTTCACGAGTTGGAGAAGGTTTTAAAATTGTAAAGATAATACAATTTTTTTCTATTTTACTATTAAAAAAAGTGGTCATATATCTAGTTTAATAAATAAAATTGATAAAAATATTTTAATTAATTTTTATCAATTACAATGTTTCTTATCGTTGGTGTTCTAACTAGTGTACCTTATTATTATAATCCAAAAATTCATAGTTTAGGTAATGTCGGATTCGGTGGAAAAATACATGCACTTAGTGCGCCATTTGCTCGTCGAATTATTGACCACATTAGTTATAAAGGTGTTGATATTAGAAAAGACATTATGAGTGACTATGGAGATAACACAGTATTAGACTTGTGTTGTGGTATAGGAGATTCTACGCCTAAATCTGGAACTGGTATAGATACTAGTAAAGAAATGATTAATGTAGCAAATTTTGTAAATAGAAATAGCAATTTTATAGTAGCTAATGCTGAAACTTATAAACCTGATATTCCATTTAACATAGTATCATGTATGTTTGCTTTTCATGAAATGCCATTATCTGCACAATGTAGAGTTATTGAAAATGCCATAGAGATTGCTAAAGAGGAAATTATTATTGTAGATATTGCTAGTAATTATAAACCAAAAACGATAATGTTAAACGGAGAACCTTATTTACTAAAATATTTAGATTCCATTGATAATACATTGAGTTGTTTTGATAAAATTAATTATATAGATAATCATGTGGCTATTTGGAAATACAAGATTTAATAAATTCTTCACCTTCTTCTATATCTTTTACTAATCTTGTTGGTCGAACAGGGTCATATGATTTAAAAAATAGATTTACAAACTGTCTTACTATATTATATTCAATTATAATACAACTAGCTATTATATATCGTTTTGTTTTTTCTTTTTTTTCTTGAAAAATATCTTTCCATTCTAAAAGATATGTTGGTCTCACATAAGTTAATTTATTTAAATTAAAAATAAATCCAACTCTAATATTATTTTTTTCTATATAATTATACCAATCATTTGTTATCATTTTTGAAGTTTCCCATTCTTCTCTAGTAGGATATTCTTTTAAAACAGTAAAAATAATATTATTATTATTAAATTCAGTTTTCAAAAAACTATTCATTATTATTAACTACTATATTTATTTAATACTTGTTTCGGAATTAATTCAATATTTAGCTGTTCAAGTTTTTTATAACATTTATTAATAGTTACTTCACTTATTTCACTTACTATACTGACTTTTTTTTTACAAATATTTAAGTTACATAGTTGAGCAGTATAATAAACTATACCTGCAGCTATAGAATGTGGGGTATTTTCAGGAATTAAATCTCTTTTTTCTATAATTAAAGATATAAATTTACAAACTCTTGTTAATTCATTGTTAATTCCTAATTTGCTACAATATCTTTCAATAAATGATGATGGTGTTGTTTTACTAAATGATGTCTTATCGCTATTAGATAAAGTATGTTCTAATTCATTAATAATTGATGTTGCATTTTTACATCCTTTAGTTGCACTAGTATGATCTAAGAAGAATATAGTAGCGATTTCTTTAGCTGATCGTGGATAATTATTAATACGGCAAGATATATAAATTGTTGCTGCAATAATTCCATCACGGTTACATCCTCTAAATGTTTTTGCTTCAGATATCTTTTTATGAACAACCATTGCTTCATCGATAATTAATTTTGGTAAGCCAGCATTTTGAGCCAAAATTGTAATTTTTTGAAATTCTTCATATTGTGATTTTTCTTTATATGGCATTGATTGCCAATCAGTATATCTTCTTATCTTTCTCATTTCATAACTTGATGACTGTGGACACATTACTTTACAACCATATGAAGATTCTTTAAGTAATGGATTAATTGGTAATCCACATCGTGTTGGATCAGTATTACTATTATCATCAGCCCCATAAAATCTCCATTCTGCTCCTTGATCTAACATATCTTTATATATAACACCACAACTAGGATTTTTACAAGCCATAAATCCTTCATCAGTTATTATTAGAATACTTTCACAACAGTCGCATATTTCTCTCTGACCATCTTGTCTATATATACATTCTACTGTACTTTTTGTATTTATTTCATCATCAAATTTTTTCCATAGATCTGCATTATTTTTTGGCTTTTTGATTTTTTTAGTTTTAGTAGTATCGTTCATTTTATTACATTAAATAATAAAAAGTTTTTATCAATTTTATGTATTAATACAATTAATTATATTAATAAAAATTAATTGTATTAATATATTATAAATATGGGAAATATTCAAACAAAGGACTCTGGAAAATCTTTAAGTAATGTTGTTAATGAAATTGCTTCTAAATATATTAGATCACAAAATTTTAATGATATGAAAAATTTATCTAAACTAGAATATTGCGATAAACTAATTGTTTTAACTTCTAAAATAATTAACAAATATTTAAATGAAAATGATGTAAAATTTTTATCTCAAAAAAAAGGTATTACTGGAGAATCTATGACTCGTGAAAAAGTACTTGCTATTGATAAAGATAGTTTAGATAAATATGATATATCTAATACTGTGAAAAAACGTAGAATATGTATTGGATTAGCAAAACATTATGTGCAAATTGCTAATCTTTTTGCTGCTATCGCTAGTACTATTAATCCATTATATGATTACGTTGATAAAAAAGGTAATGAAATTACTGTTGGATTAGACGAAAAAGATACTATACCAAAAGATGCTAATACAAAAATAAGTAGAAGCAATTTTTGTAGTAATAGAGTAGCTGCTTTATTAAATAATCAAGATATAGAAACATTTGAAGAAAGTTATAAAAAAAAAACTGTATCATTAAATCCTAATATTTGTGAATTTAATTGTAGTACTTGTCCTGCAATTAAAACTGTTGATGAAGAACCTGGTATTCCAGAACTTGAAAAATTATATTATGATAAATATGATTACGATTCTGGTGAATTTATTGGTATGACACCTGATATGGCTAAAATATATGAAAAAAATGTAAAAGATTTTTATAAAACATTTACTGGTAATGATTCTATACCAGAAACTGTACAAAAATTTAGTGATATTAAATTAAAAGACTATTATAATTCTATACCTTGTCAAAATGGTAGTTATGCTGAACCGATTGTTGGTAAACCTAATAATAGTGAATTTTTTAACTATATTGAAAATATAAGATCGATGTTAAGTGCTATAAATAAATATCATGATGCTCTTTTAAATATTCTAAATGAAATATTTGTTTATGAAACTGATAATAAAACACAACAAACTACTATCACAATTAATCCAAATCTTAATGATCAAACATTGGCTGAATTAACTAAACAGACTATTGAAATCATCAATAATTTATATATTTCTTGTGAAGTTCATTATACTAACGGTGTTAGAATATATACAAATATTGCTAAAAAACAACTCTTAAATACATCTATATCGCAGATAAAAAATTTAAATACAATTAAAGATAATATTGCAGCAGAATCAGACTATCATGATAGTAAAGACATTAACACTCAAATTAGCGAAGCCGATAAACTCATTGATGAAGCAAAACTTTTAGCTAAACAAGCAAAATCTTTGGCTCAAGATAATATTCAATATGAAATTGCACAATCTGAAATCCCATCTAACCTGTCACCAGAAATGCCTGTATCACCACCTCCGCAGTACCAACCAGACATCATATACCCTCCTTCCATACCTCCACAACCACTTGCTGTACCGCTGCTGCCACCTGCATCATCACCTAGTATGGTTTCATCAGAAATGCCACCAGAAATGCCACCAGAAATGCCACCAGGCCACCAGAAATGCCACCAGAAATGCCACCAGAAATGCCACCAGAAATGCCACCAGAAATGCCACCAGAAATATCCCCTAAAGTTTCTCCAGTATCAGATGAATTAGTAGAATTATCAAAACAACCACTTAATAAAATAGATTTAGTTGATAACGAAAGTAAAAATATTTTAGATAAAGTAAAAGCAACTATGAAAAAGCCTGAAATTTTTTCTCCAACACCAAAAACAGAATCTATATCACCTAGTCCATTAAATCTACCTCAATATAATCCATTAGTTCCTAAAATTGAATAAATTTAGGGTTTTTTAATAGAATTAATTAAATCATTATTATAAATTAATTTGCCAGTTGGTTTATAAGAATCTATTGGTTTAGTTTCTTTATTTTTAAGTATAGATGTAGGTTGAAGTTTAGTTTTATTAATTATAGTTGGAATATTATTTTTGTTATCATCAGTTTCATTATCAACTATATTACCATAACCATCTATTGTCATACCAGTTATTTTCTGTATTTCGGTTCTTACATATGCCGGGACCCAATGTTGCCAAGATATAAGTAGTAAATTAGGATGAGTATATCTTACATTAAAGCCATTATCTTGCAATTTACCTATAACATATGATATACAAGTAGCTACATCATATTTAGGTACACCTATCATAACTTCGGGGATAACAAACCAACAATAATGACTGTCTATTTGCTGCCTAGATGTTAATTTAATTTTATTATGAATACGATTTAGTATAGCATTATAATTTTTTGTTGTTGCTAGATCGTGTATTTGTTTTTTTTCAAATAATTCATCTAAATTAAGTTTATCAACATAATTATCTGGATCATCAGTAGTAAATATAGTATTCATTATAAAATGAGTTAGAAAAAAGTTATTTAAAATTACATTAATAATTTTAAATAAATGACAATTAAACATTTGGTATTAAGTGGTGGAGGAGCTGCAGGTTTTACTGTATATGGAGCATTAAAATATCTTAACAAACAAGATTTTTTTCAACTAAATACTATTAAATCAATACATGCTTGTTCGGCAGGGTCAATTATAGCTGTATTAATTTTATTAGCTGACAATTGGAATGTACTAGATGATTATATTTTAAAAAGACCTTGGGATAAACTAATTAATGTAAATCCAAGTAATATTTTAAATATATGGCAAAATAAAGGTATCTTTAATGAAAATATGATAAAAGAGATATTAAATCCTTTTTTACAAGCTAAAGAATTAGACCAAAATATAACATTAAAACAACTATATGATAAAAATAGTGTTGAAATTTATATGTATACAACAAATATTAACTCTAATGAATTAGAAACTCTCTCTCTATCGTATAAAACTCATCCTGATTTAGAATTATATAATGCAATAACTATGTCATGTGCATTTCCTTTAATGTTTATGCCAATTTATGACTCTAGTAATTGTTATATTGATGGTGGATTACTAAATAATTTTCCATTAAATGATTGTATTAATTTAAATGATAATACTGATGAGATATTAGGAATAAAAATTATTACAAATAATGATAACTTAGATACTGTAAATAGTGAAACTATACTTCCAATGTATTTATATAATATAATAGTTAAAATGTATAGACAAATAAATAAAAAAAGTAGAGAAGATAATTTATCTAATATAGTAAATTGTTATATTGAAAATAACAGTTTGAGTAGATGGGGTGATGCAGTAGTAGATATGTCAATAAGACAAGACTATATCAATATTGGCGAACAATCGGCGAAATATTTTTTAGAAAATTAAGGATTTGTAAATATATCTGTTAAAAATTTACCTAATATATTACGATCAGGTTTAGCATCATATTCATAAATCTTATCATTATAAACTAATTTTATTGTTGGATATCCATTAATATTAAATTTATCGGCTGTTTCAGAATCTTTATCACAATTTACTTCAATAAATGTTATTTTAACACCATCGTATGATCCACCGGTTTGTTCTTTAAATGCTTTCCATTCTGGTTCAGCTTTTTTAGATAAAGGACACCAGTCGGTATAAAAAAAGTATAAGGTAGCTTCACTGCTTGTTACATTATTTGCATCATTTGCATCTTTTGCATCTTTTGGTATAAATTCTCTATTATCTACATAGGATTTATTTATATATTTTGGGTATACTATTTTATAATAGTATACTATACCAATAACAATAAATATTACTATACATATACCAACTGTTAATTTGCGGTCAACAAATGCGTTTTTAATTTTTGTAAAAAAATTATTAAATAGATCACTAACTGCCATAGTATAAATTATATTAGAATAAATTATAATAAGATATAAACGAATTTTATTAATAAAATAAAATGTTACTGCGTAAAAAAAATGGAATACTCATAGAAATCAAAAAGAGTGATTTTACTACAGATAAGGCATATTATCAATATATAATGAATATTGTATAATTTTTTTTTCTAAATATAATTTAATGTCTTCAGATACTAAAAAAAAGAGAGAAAAAAGAGTTTTTACTAGAAAAAATTACATGAGTGGAGATGGTATGTTAACTACTGTATGGGGACCAAGTATGTGGCATTATTTACATACTATGAGTTTCAATTATCCTGTCAAACCAACAAATGAAGATAAAAAGCATTACAAAAATTTTATTTTAAGTTTACAGTATGTTTTACCATGTAAATATTGTAGAATTAATTTAAAAAATAATTTAAAGCACAATCCTATCCGACAATGTGATATGAAAAATCGTGAAACTTTCTCTCGTTATGTTTATAAATTACACGAAATTGTTAATAAAATGCTTAAAAAGAAATCTAATCTTTCTTACTGTGATGTGAGAGAAAGATATGAACATTTTAGATCTAGATGTACAGATGATATTAAAACTTTAAAAGATGAAAATAAATTATTTAAATTTAAAAAAAATAAAACAAAACGAGAAAAAGGATGTACAGAACCATTATATGGGAAAAAGGCTAAATGTATTATTAACATTGTACCACAAGATCAAAAAGGAAAAACTATAAATATAGATAGTAAGTGTATTAAATCACGTACTATAAAAAAATAAAATTATCTATAGATTTTTTATAGATAATTTATAATATTTTTATTTTTTATATTTTCTAGATTTTTTATGTTTTCTATATTTTTTATATTTTCCACCCTTTTTGTGTGTAAACTTAGGTTTAGAAGTTGGTGTTTTAGAAGCACTAAAACGTTTTGGAGCTAGTTTTAAAGCTTCTTCTATGTCTTTTAATAAACGTTCTGCTTCATTATATGCCATAGCTTTTTCTATTTTTTTAATTTTTTCTTGTTTTTCATGACCCTCGCTAGTAGCTTCAGCATCTTCTATCATTCCAAGCATTACTAGATTATTTTTTTTTTATTTAGTTCTTATTTTGTTGTATTTTAATCTTAAGTTTACTAATTAATTCTTTAAGTTCTTCAGTTGTTTGAGCTTCTCCTAAAGTGTCTATATATATTTAATGAATATTTTATGTAAATTGACTAAAATCATTAAGTAATGGTCTTGGTAAATTCCCTGGTATTATATTCTTATAATCTGGTACTTTTTTACACTGAAACTGTGGTTCTGGACATCTTTCACATGGTGGACATGGAGGAATTGGTGGAGGTCTAGGGCAAGGAGCACATTTAGCTTTACAAGCTGCTGGACAACCACCTCCTTCAATTACTGGAGGGCAAGCTGGACATACTGGTGGTACAATTTCAGATTTTAAAATATATAAATTTTCATCGCCAGGGGGTATTTCATGACGTCTTTTAACTGCATGAGCAGGATAAGTTCCGGCGTTTTGATTAAAAAATTTATTTATATTTGATGCATCATTTTCTAAATCTGAATCTGAATCTGAATCTGAATCTGATCTGTCTTTTACGCATTTACTTTTTTTATTATTCCAATGCATTCCATCAGGACAATGATCTTGTTTAGTATGTACACATTTTTGTTTACTCTTACTCCAATGCATACCAGATGGACATTTATCTTTTTTGCTATGTACACACATTTTTTTCTTATGATCCCATTCTGTACCTTCCGGGCATTGATTTAATGTACCAGAACCTCCTTTACCTGGGAAATTAGTCTCACAAGTATTAGATGATTCATTCCATATATATCCTGCATTTTCACATCCACTACGTGTTCCATATTGATAAGTTCCACCTGGCCCAAAACCTTCTTCGCATTTTTTTAATGAATTATTCCATATAAAACCACCACTATCACAACTTTTTCTATCACTATACTTTCCAGGATTAGAATTTTTATTTTTTGCATTAGGTTCTAAACAATATCCATATTTATCTTTTCCATAAGGACATTCACCTGAGATTTCTCTCTGATACTCGCTTCTCTCTTTTTTTGCGTGTTTTTTACCTTGTTCAGCAACTTCTCTAGCAGGATCATATCCTGATGGAGATAAAGAATTTGGATATTGACGAGTTCCACCTGGACCTAACATGTGTTGACTTTTACCTAATCCTGAGTGAGGTTTACTATTAGATGAATTAGTAAGTCCTTCACTTATATTTATTGTTCCTAAACAACAATATAATAATATAATTACAAGTAATACTACTAAACCTAGTTTCATATTATTGCTCATTATATATAAGTGATGAGAAAAGTTTAGTAAAATAAAAAAAAAATTGATTATTCTAAACTTATTAAAATATGTATAATAATATGGCATTACAATCATTTTATAATCCAGATGAATCTATTATTGAAATTGGTGTAGATGAAGTTGGTAGGGGACCTATGTTTGGTAGAGTATATACTGCAGCTGTCATTTTACCAAAAGATAACAGTTTCAAACATAATTTAATGAAAGACAGTAAAAAATTCTCCTCTTGGAAAAAATTAAAAGCTACAGCAGAATATATTAAAGACAATTGTATTGCATATTCTATATCATATGAAGATGAAGAATCTATAGATAAAAATAATATATTAAATGCTACACATATAGCTATGCATAAAGCTATAAAAAATTTAATAGATTATAGTAAAAACAATCTGATTTTAGTTGATGGTAATAATTTTAAACCTCTCACATATTTTGATAATAATACAGAAACTATTAAAGAAATAGATTCTGTCTGTGTTACGGGAGGAGATAATAAATATACGGCAATTGCAGCTGCTTCAATTCTTGCGAAAGTAGAGAGAGATATTTATATCGAAGAATTATGTAATAAATATCCTAAATTAGATGAATTATATGATCTTTCAAAAAATAAAGGTTATGGAACTAAACGACATATTGATGGAATAAAAAATAATGGTATAACTAAATGGCATCGTAAATCTTTTGGTATATGTAAAAATTATGAAATTATTAATGTTATTTAATTAAATTGAAAGAATATAAAATTATTTTTTTTTACTATATTATGAAGATACTAATTTTTGATACTGAAACATCTGGGCTACCAAAAGACAGAAATGCCTCTTTACTATCTACTAGCAAATGGCCCTATATCTTACAACTATCATATATATTATATGATACAGATAGTAACAAAATATTAAAATACATTGATACTCTTATTGATATCGACAATAGTATTCATATTCATCCTGATAGTGTTAATATACATAAAATTACTAAAGATATGTGCAAAAAAAATGGTAAACCGATAAAAGAGGTATTAGATGATTTTAATAATACTCTCAATTATTCTGATTTATTAATTGGACATAATTTACAATTTGATAAAAACATATTAATTGTTGAATATATTAGAAATCGTATTATGCACAACTTTAATCAACGTAATACTCCAATACCAAGTTTTTGTACTATGCAAAATAGCAAATCAATATGTCAATTAACTTATACAAACAGAGATGGCAAAATACTATCTAAATGTCCTAAATTATCAGAATTATATAAACATTATTTTAATAATGAGCCAGATGGGTTACATAATGCTATGACAGACGTTATTGTTACTTTAAGATGTTATTACAAAATGCAATTTGATTTAGATATATTTGAGTGTAGTTTAGATATTAAAAAATTAAAAAATCAATATCTAAATTAATTTATTATTTTTTAAAGGCATTGTGAATAATAATCACTTTGAACCTTACAGCTGGAACCTTTTACACAACAAGTTGGACCAGTCCATACTTTACCTCCACATTGCCCGTATTTTTGAGCACACCCTCCAGAAGGTGGTGGTCCCGGAGGTGGTCCTGATGGTGATTTTGGTATGCATTGTGAATAATAGGGATTTTGAACATGACAAATGGAACCTTTTGGACAAGAAGTTGGACCCATCCAGTTTTTACCTCCACATTGCCCGTATAGAGCAGCAGACCCTCCAGAAGGTGGTGGTGGTCCTGGGGGATGGTGGTGGGGTGGTCCTGGGGGATGGTGGTGGGGTGGTCCTGGGGGATGGTGGTGGGGTGGTCCTGGTTTTGGCGTTGGCGGCGGTGGCGATGGTTTTGGCGTTGGTGATGGCGGTGGTTCTGGCACCTCCTCGTAAGGAAATTGATAATAACCGTTTTTATTTGGGTAGATTCCATTATATATATCGATTTGGCCAGGATCATTTCCGAATATCATTGGGAACATCTTTGCTGACTGATTAGCGTTATTGACTAATAACCATAATGTGAATCCTACACAACTAGGGTCATCCTTTAATGCTGCAAGCCAATTTCTATATAAATTACCACCAGAACATTCTAAATCACTACACCACACGTTTCCTTCTGTTTGAAACCATTTAAAATCAGCAGCACCATCTTGGGTTAATGCTTTTGTAGTTTCTGTTAACCACTGTGATCTCATTTCTTTTGAAAATAAATCAGGAGCGCAACCTGCTGCTTGTCCTGCGTAGGGCCCGGCGCTGTCGCAATATTGATGACCGGCAATTAGAATTTTATCTGTAGATGAACTTGTATAACCTGATTTAACTAAGTTACTAACTAGAGCAGGTAAGGTACCATCATCATTCCATGCATGAACTCCAGAATAATTACCAAAGGTAGTGACCAGAATATAATTATCTTTAGTATTATTCCTAATTGCTTTAATGGCTGGTAATTGAAACTTATTATCATATTCACTTTGATTACTTGCTGATGGTGTATTATTGATCGGACCACCGGTTGGTTCATTAAATAATTCAAAAAGAATATTTTGATAATTATCCACATTATTTACTACGTATTTACTTATTAAATCCCACATGTTCGTATACTGAGCTTGTGTTAAATTTGAGCCGGCTACATTAAGGCCATTTGCTGGATCTGGCATATTGTTATGAACATCAATAATCACTTTCATTCCGTTTTTTAAGGCATATTTAACTGCCGGAATATAAGATCCTTCATTCCATGGAGTATCTTGTCCGCATTGTGTAGTTCCTGTAAACAGATTACTAAATAAACTCTCACTGTATTCTACACTGGTAGAATCTAACTGATGTGTATTTTTAAATATTCTACAAGGTAGAATTGGAAATCTTAATATGGAAAATCCAGATTTCTTAGCAAAATCTATTGCGTCTTTAGTAATGCATGCATAATTATGCGTGACGTCCGTACCGGGTTTGCACCCATTAGACCCCCAATCAAAACCTCCTATATTTGCTCCTGGATGAAAATGGTTTAGCCAACCAGAATCCGCACCATTAAATCCTTCCTTTTTTTTACAAGAAATACATAAATTTACTACTATTAATATTGCTAAAAATATCACTGCCGAATGGAATAATTTTTTAAATTTTTTCATTATATAGTAAATAAATATAATAATATTCACACTCCTCCATATTATATTTATTTATTAATTTATCATTTTAATTTGGTAAGCATTGTGAATAATAGGGACTTTGAACATGACAAATGGAACCTTTTACACAAGAAGTTGGACCAGTCCAGCCT